TAGACCTTTCGAGAGGTCGTAAACACCGTGCCTGTGGGAATCGCCGAGAGCGCCACTTGACCATTTCCTGCCGTGGTCGTGACGGTGCCGGAGACCGCACCTGCGTCAGTTTCGCCGCCAGCCGTGACGAAGGTAATCTTATAGCTATGCGTCCCACTATCGACGTTCCCGGCACCTGCACCAGCGAGAGCAGCCGTAGACGCTCCAGGCGCTTTCTCGGTCGCACCGAAGAGCAGGTTGCCACTAGAGTTGACCGAGAGACGATCGAAGAGGACGGAGGAGAATTGGAGATCCCAGGGAGATGTGAACATGCCAGTAGTGCCCGTCCAGAGATTCCCAGCGAAGGTTGGAGTGGTCCAGAAGAGGAACGCAAGCAGGAGTGCCGTGATCCGTCGCATCATTAGTTGCCCTCCGTCACCAAGAGCGATTTCGTACCACTACTGCCGTGGATACAATTCACGGCTCCTGTCGGATACTTCGCATCAAGGAGAAGGTTCCCGCCGTTGGGATAGAGACGAATCCCCTCACTCGCCACCGCTGCTTTTCCAATGCTGCAATCTATATTCGTATCGCTGATATTTTCCAGGATGATGAACGTGCGATTCGACTTCGCGGCCAACACCACGGTTGAGGTCGTTGCCACAGCGACGGTGGTCTGCGTCGCAGTCGAAAAGGGCTCGTAGTCCGGAGGAATCCAGGCCCAGACAGGCATGGAGGCTAGTACAAGACCTATCCCAAGACAACTCGCTGCTACTCGTCGCATCATGAACACTCCTTATCCGGTCTGAATTGGCACTATGCCACGTGAATTGTAAGTCAATGCTGGATCGAATCGGGCTTCTTTGAGCATCCTCTTGCTGTTATTCGTTGTGAGGGCCGCTTTCGCTTGTTTCGCTTCCTCAACGAGCATCGTGTCCATCTTCCCGAACGGTGCATGCATCAGACGAACCGCCAATATCAAGGGAAGCGCCGATTCATATTCAGGAGGGAGCAGGATGGTGTCGGCAATGAGATATGGAGCTTGCGAAGTCAACGTCGTCAATGAGACTGAGTAGGCGGCAGCTGGCGTCGGGTAGAAGGTGAACACCCCAAGAGGATACGTCGGATCGTAGTACACCTCGCTCGGTATCTCGATTGGGAGGCTGCTATATCCCTTATACCGAGAGAGTTCATTGAAGACCGCCAATTCCCGATAACTTCCAGTCGATACTGTGAGGACACCAGTGACCAACTCAACGGGTCGCCGAACATTGATCGCCCCAGACGCCCCGATGGTGTAGGTCGCTGTTCCAGGCGTCAGTGAGAGAGGCGATAAGACCGTCAGCGCATGGATTTTTAATCCCTCGCCTGCCCACTCCTGGAGCACTGCGTTCATCTCTTCAAGCGCGGCTACCGAGAATGCGCTTGGAACAGACTCGCCAACCGGCACGACTCCGATCTTCGTGAGAGCTATCCGAACGACATCACTCGCCAGCATGGCACCCTCCAGGTTGACGCATTAAGAATTCGTGCAGGTTGCCGCAATACGCTTTCCTGCCGACGTGCTGAAAGTCGATGTTAGGGTCTACCCATAACTGCCCACCGAGATCGCGCCAGCGTTGACAGAACGCATAATCCTCGGTCGTCCAGCGTTGCCGAGCGGGATCAATACCCATGTGAAAAAAATCCCAAGCCTGTCGTAATGTCCCGTCCCCCATCGTTTCGACTACACTATCTTGATATTGGAGATGCGGATAGGCGTCCATCATCTGTTCAAAGACAATCCGCTTGATCCGCATGAACCCTGTAGGGAGAAAGTCCGCTTCGATGAGCCCATCCCTGCCGATGGGCACCCCGTCACGTGTCTGCATCACCACCGGCCATCCACCAGTTTCGCGCTTCAAAGGATAGACACCGGCAACAATCTCCTCCGGCCGATCTAACAGGCGAAGGACGGCTATAGCATCGAACCCGACATCGGCATCCACAAACAGCAGATCGGTGGCCTCCGGGTCACGCATGAACATCGCCACCAAGGTATTCCTGGCGGTTGGCAAATACGGACAATCGGCGACCACCAATAGATCGGCCTCGATCTTCTTCTCGAAAAGGAGGCGCTGCGCGGCCATGAGGCTCATGACACACTCTGACCGGATCGAACCATCAATCGTTGGAATGGCAAACGCCATCTTCATGTCGAGTGTCCTGGAAGAGGGGCAGACCATCGCCTGCCCCTCCCCAGTTCCTGGTTATGCCGCTACAAGACCAAGGGCGACGAGTTTTGTTCGCAAGTCGTTGGCCAGCGTTTGTGTGGTAGCTGCATCTGTGCCAGCCGCAGCAATGGTGGCCTGTACGACCGCCGTCACACCATAAAACCCGAGTTTGTCACTGGCAGACTGCCCGACCATGACGCCATCTGCCCGTCCATCACTGAGTTGTTTCACTGCCATCTATCGATACTCCTTTCTCTCTGTTGGATTATCCGCGCATCCGGACCGCCCAGTGTGGATACCGCACCTTCCACCCGAACAACACGTCGATACGCAGAGGGAACTGATCGTTGATAATATCTCCAGCCCGCCAAACACGCATGGGAATCCCTTCAGCGGTCTCCTGGGCGAACCAGCCGGAGCCCGGAGGGGTTTCCAGGTTGGCGAACACCACCGTACAGAAATCCTTATGGTAGGCGATCGGCTGCGTCAAGACCGCAGAGGCATCGCCAGAACCGCCAGTCGCTTCGAACACGACGGCCTTGCCGGACCCTGCACTGACAAGCTCGACGTTCTGCCGAGCCCCGGAGGTAATGGGCGTCGGGCTGACGGCAACCGTCAACGCGCCACCAGAGGCCGTGCCGTCTGCCGTGGCAACAAACTGCTGAAGGCGGGGGAAGCGCTGCTTGGTTTCAATGTTGACCGCCCAGACCCCGGCCACCGTAAACACGTCGCCCCGCTTGACGGTCGAGGTGGAATCGAGAGCCGTGATCGCAATGGTGGCAGTGCCGCTCGTGATGCCGGTCGAGGTGTTCACGACAGGCGTGGTATCATCACGGTTGCCGTTCGTGTGGCTGGGGACCATCTCTGATTCCAACCACTTCATGTTCGCCGCCATCCCGATATAGCCCTCGGAGAAGGCGCGTTCCAATTCGCTTGCCTTGTGGAAATAGGTGCCGACCGAGTTCACCAGGGGGAACATGGTCGCTGCGTTCATAATCACGCTGCGGTCCCCTGCTGGCGCGAGCCCTTCTGAGATTCGTGCATTGGCCCGCAGGACATCGAGCATGGCATCTGGCTCCGCATCCGGGTCGCCAGTCAGGTTGTAGATATCCTTGTACACATCGGTCAGAATCGTGGACTCCACCTTCGCCACGAGCCGGTCCATGGCAGGATTGATGACCTGCGCGGTCAGATCATCGATGTTCATGGTCAGTTCATAGCTGCTGACGTTAATATCAACACCTTTTTGCGTGGCGACGGTCAAGGTCTGATAGGTCTCGGTTACGTCCTGTACGGCCATCACCGCGCCGTCTCGCACCGTAAACTGGGCCGGTTCCTTCAGCCGGAGCGATCCTCCGTTCTTCTGCCCGGTGTTTTTGAACTGCTCGTCGTACTCTCGATTGACGGTTTTGATAAACTTCAGCTTATTATGGAACGAGGCGAGGGCTTTCCTCGCAAACAGTGTAGGATTCTGAAACGCATTCGCCATTGGTTACGTACTCCTCCTATGAGAATGATTTGGCCTTGAGCCGCTCGATGCGTTGCTGCCGCTCATGGGCCATCCATTCGTCAGTTGACATCTTCTCTGGGTCTTTGATCGCCGGCGCAGTCCCGCTCAGGGGAGTAATCGGCGCCGGAGCCCCAGAGACCGTTTTTGGTTGTAGGGCAAATCGTGATTCCAGTTTGATCATCTCGCGTGCTGCGACCACAGGCGAAAGTCCATTGAGTTTCAGTGCCTCATGGGGATTCGTTCCCAGGAAATAGGCGATTTCTGCGCCCTGTGGACTATGCAGGAGCATTTCTTGCGTGGTGGACGAAAAGATCGGTTGCGCGACCACCTCATCGAAATCCTCATACTTTGTGCGAGCCGCCTGTATCTGTGGCTCGAAGGCACGAGAAAGTTCCGCCATCTGCGCCTGTTGCTGCCTGGTTGAGGCTTCGCGGGTCACTTCGGCCTGCCCTTGGCGAATTTCATATCTAGTGAGCGCCTTGAGATATTGGCCATAATCCGCGAAATTGGCCTCCTGTGGTTCCTGTTCAGGAGTCAAAGACACTGCCGATTCAGCCGGACGAGTAGTACCTTCCAGTTTGCGCTCCAGGTCGTGAATCTGGCGCGTCATCTGGTTAATGCGTCGCTGAAACCGGGTCTGCTTTGGCTCGTCTGCTACTGCCGGTTCTCCTTCAGTCTCGGGGGTTACTGCTGGCGTGGCGTCCGGTTCGCCTGACGTAGGTTCTGGGGTCGTGACCGGTTCTGTGGGAGCGTCGATCGTTGCGACGACGGGTTCATCAGCCATTGAAGTCTCCTTGTGGCGAGCCAGGAGGGAATCCCGGTCTCGACGTTGGCGCACCGTTTGACGGTACGGGTTTCACGGGGCCGCCTTGAGCCATCATCTGCTCTTTCGCGGCAGTCAGATCGGCGGCAATTTCTTCAGCACCGGGCCAATCGCTGTATTTGAACACGTAGGGGATAATAATAAGTGACACCGACGGCGCATACTGCATGGCTTGGATCATGCCTTCTGTGGCCTCTTCGCGGCGGGTCTGGTAGGTCCTCATGCTGGCTTCCACGTCGAATTTGCCGACACTCAGGTCATTTAAAAGCTTTATCTCACCGGTTTCGGGATTAAAGACCGGGGTATTGATCGGCACGAACTGTTCTTTGCCGTCTGTCCCTCGTATTCTCGCAATTCTCGCCGTATCGTAGAGTTTTGGTATGAGATCAATGAGTTGCCGTCCGGTCTGAATGATCGCCAACCGCACCGCATTGTAGAAATGCTCGGTGCCACGGTCACTTCTGGATTGCCGAGCGCGAATCGCCACGCCGGAGCGTTCATTTGAGACATCTCCAAGACCTGCCTCGAAGATGCCAATCACGTCTTTGATATCCTGGTCGGCCAGTTGGAGCATCGCCATCGCTCCGGTCGGGATTTGCGGAGGCGGTTGACGACTTGGTATCCGGTCTCCCATCCGATTGAAGAGCAAATAGGTGCGATTTTCGAGATTCGCGTCATTCCACATCTGCTCGTGGCCTTGAATTTCCTCTGGCGTCATCAAGTATGGGGCTTTTGGAGCCAACGCGAGGGTTTCCGTGATGGCAGAGCGCCAGTAATTCCCCATTCGCGCTGGATCTTTGGCGTCCCTCGTGAGAGAGCGTTTATAGATTCGCCCATTCACTTCCTGTTGATCGCCACAGACCTCGATAATGGGGATGTCTTGGCCGGGCCAGTCCTGTGTGTCCAAGACTTCCGCTCCAGTCAGGGTCGCCCATTTCACCACATCCGTCAGTTCCTCACGGGTGCGAAGGATCTCAATCCCTTGCGCCTGCAACGAGGCTTTTGTCTTGCCTTCAGTGAGTGTCACCACGCCAGCCTGGCCGGTCAGCGTGTTCCGTACTTGGGCGAGTGTGGTCGTCGTGGGTTTTTTCCAAAAGTACTCTGCCACGACCGGCCGATCTTTATCCCGCCATTGAAGAATCATATCGCCAAGCCCTTGCTCGGAGAAGTCAACCATCTTCGCGCCCGGATATTTCTGCTCAAACTCTGATTTCGTCATCGTCTTGCGAATGAAGCCATACTGCCGGTCGGGATCGAGATAGACGGAAAAAGGATTCTGGATCGCCGCAAGATAGGCTTCCTGCTCAAACGTGCCGCGAATGTAGCGCGTCAAGATGCGCCAGTAGCCAAACCCCATCGCCACGGCATGTTCTGTCGCTCGCGCATACACCGCCTCAGCCGTGGATTGATATTCAATATTGCGAACGAGGTCTTCCATGACCTTTGCCACCAGGGGATCACTCTGGTCATCGACGGGCGTCACCCCAATGGCCGGACGAGTCGAGACAATTTGATTGGCGACCACGGCGACAAACTTGCGGAGTTTATTGCTGGTGAGCATTGGGCGATTCACGCGTTCCTTGCGAATGTTGGCGGGCCATTGGCCGTCTCCGACATTATAGACGAACTCCATGTCTTGCAGAGACTCCGCCCGCAGTTCCGTTTCCGCCCCACAGATCACATTGAACCGCGCTAAGGCGGTATGCAGGACGGTCTCTTGTTCGACTGTCGTCAAGCTCTGAGCCATGCCTGTGCTCCATAATCCTGAACAGGTGGGGTGACTCTCGCCCGTGTCGTCCGTGAGAGAAACTGCCAGGTGCGATAGCACGTCATCGCCAACGCATCAACTTCATCCGGGCTATGCCCATCCTTGGTTAGTTTCTTCAATTTCTTTTTCTCCAAAATCTTCATCTTGCTGCCGACGTATTCACACCGGATCACACTCAACTGGTCGATCAAGTCGGGGTCATCCGGAATGGAGATCGCGCCTTTCTCGAATTTCCCTCGAAGCCGATCATACATCTCGGCTCGCTTGTTCTGATATTTATCGGGATTGTCGGCGGTTCGCCGCGCATCAGCGGCTTGGATGATTGCGCCTTTCTGTTGGCGCAGATTCCCTTCGATGGCCCATCCAATCCCGATCATATCGATATAGACGGCATCAGGCCGATCTCCATCAATGTCATTCCCGACCCAGGCCGTCAGCACGTTGGAATCCGGCGTGGTCAGACGCTTCAACGGGTAGACCTTCCCCCCACGCTCCGTGGCAATGATGCTCTGATCGCCGCCCGCCCCGCAGTCCACGCCCTTGATGAGCGGAAGTTTCTCGTAGCCTTCGATCTCCCGCTCGACGGCCTCCTTGATCCAGTCCCAAGGGATCAAGGTCTGCGAATCGGTCAACGGCGGCAGCCCCAGCACTTTAATCCGGTACGGTGTGCTTTCCCGGCCAAAATCCTCCAGGAGCCGTTCAATCACCATCTTATTGCCGATCTCCGACTCCTCAGCGTTCCAGCGATGAGTGATCCACCGTGCAGCTTTGTCGTACTGACTGTCGATCGCGTAACCCTTGGAGCGCGTCGGGTTGAAGATCATCACCATAAAGTTGACCATTTGGGTCAATGTGCCTTCCAGGGTATTGAAGATCGAATCTTTCGGGCCGCTGGCTTCATCGACGACAACCATCACATAATCTTCATGGGCGCCGGCCAGCCCTTCCGGCTCCAATTCCGTGTTATTTGGATTGGCCGTCTTCGTATAGGCGAACCATCGCTTGCCGACCACATCGGGCTCCAACATCGTGTAAAAGAGCTTCCCACTCTGGAGCTTCAGGAACGGATTGAGATAACTAGTCGGCAGCCACTTCGCCAGTTCCGACCACAACACCTTCTCCAACTGATCCGCCGAGACCGACGTACACGGCACCTTGCAGTAGGGGTGAGCCCACACGAACCACAAGAGCAACCACGAGACCAAAGTATCCTTCCCAATCCCCTTGCCGGCCATGATGGACACACCAATCTTCTTGGCGAGTTCCTGTTGCTCAGCCGTGGCATCCCCTCGATGGACGGCCAGCTTCGCCCCTATCAACTCCCGCACCGAGGAGATCGCCTCGCGTTGCTGCGTCGTCATCCGGACCATCTGCTTCGTGGCAGCATTGTAGGGGTCGATAATGGCTTGCTGGATACAGACTTCGGGGTCCATACGCCAGACGCGGAACAAGTCGGCTTCTGTCATTACCGCTTTAGGCGCATCGGGGCGCATATCTGAGCGAGGAGGACGCCCACGACGAGTACGGGGAGGAGGCGTCGAGATGGTCATGCGGCCTTCCGCTGCGTGAGGGCTTCATTCACCATACGTATCATCTCATCCCAGACTGATTGATTCCACGGGGAGCCAAAATCTTCCGAGAAGTCGAGCACTGTATAACCCTGCCGTTCGTAGAGCGCCCTGTTCTGCCCGTAAATGCGATAGGGGAACTCTTCACGGTCTTGGATCACGACGATGAGTTTCTTTGCCACACAGAGGAAGGGGGCATACCACGTTGACCTTGACTCCCCGACCTGAATCGTCACAGGGGCATATCGCCGCCAATGAAGTCTGGGCCATCGTGAATGCGTTTCTTTCCAGAAGACGTGTTCAGGGGGGGTGAGCGAAAGGCGGGCCTGATGAGCACGCTGAAAAATACTTTCAGTTTTCTCGTGAGTTTCACACTGAAAGGTTTGAGTGCTCAATCTCTCTCCTTTCCCCTAATACCCTATTCTTTCTCTTAAGAGCAAGAGCCGTGCCAAGTGCTTGTGAAACGATTTCACAAGGCTATTTGCGTGGCTTCTTCGCTGGGTGCCCTGGTGACGCTGGATAAGCCTTGTCCTTCGATTTGTGTGGCATGTGAGACTCCTTGAGAGGCTTTTGTTGAAGATGCGGGGGAAACGGGGATGATACGCTACACTGGCGGTCATCTTGGCCCATGCCCCCCGGTCCTTGTGGCCTGTCAGGTGATGGCTGGTGTCCTGGCTACAGACTACTTGATCCCGCACCATCACCCTGTCAGCACCCACTGTCGTATAAGCTGTAATATGTAACCTACGATCTATATCTAGTAGGCTGTAGACCCGCTCTGTAGGCTGATCTACAGACATGGATGCTCAAGACTGGCGTTATGTGGC